ATGGTTTTTAATTTTCTTACCGTGATACCTATAATTATCACGTCTTTGGTTATGGAAACCACCTTTAGGAGGATGAAATTGTGAAGTCATTGTGTAAATTCCCAAAAACCAATCATGTTACCGTTTAAATCTTTTATCCTCCCTCTTAAATTTTCTTGCGATTCGATATAACCTATATCCTGTAATTTATCTTCGATTGATTGTAAGATCCTGCAAATTTCTATACCTGTAAGATCATCATCAAAAGCTGCATTGTCGCAGTTAATAGAAACATTAAAATTCATAATTTTTTCTCCAAAACGATAAGTCTTTCAGCCATATCAACAATAAAGTCTTTAATTATCTCAATAGCTTTGTTCTTATTGGTACGTTCAGATTCAATGTTTTCTTTTATTTCTAATAGACAATTTTTTGTAGTTTTTGTAGCTTGAATCTGGTTATTTAAAATCATAACCAAAACATCATTAATTAAAGCATTGTCAGCCTCATGAGCTTGTAATGTTTCAATGATTTTTTTCATATCTCTTTCCATAATTAAGAAGTTAGTAAAGGTGAATTAGGTTTAATTAGAATTTTGTATTCCCAACAATCACAAGCTAAAACTCCAAATTGTTTAGCATCGTGATAAGTCATAAATGAGCTACTTATATAAGCGTTCCTATCTGCTGGAACGTCAACAAGCCCAAAATCTAAATCATCTTTCCAATATTCCATAAATAGATTTAGCTCTTTAATGTCTTCTTCTTCTAGACCTGAATAGTCCCCGTTCACCAAAGCCGACCCCCAAAAATTTGGTAGGTATAAAGAATGAAATTCCATCAATCAACCTCAGATAAAACGGTTAAAGCTAATTTTTCCCAATATGTTTCTGGATCGTGTCCTAATTCTTTAATTCCATCGTTCCAATGACATACATGAATACCAATACCCATAAAAAATTCTTTTAAAGCATATATAGCTCCATATTTTTCGTAGTCATAGCTTTTGGAACGTAAGGCCGTATCTAATAACCACCTAAAGGACTGAACTTCAGTCCAATTAGGGTTATAGGAGTCTTCTTTCTTGATAGCGTCAAGAATGATAGTTTTTAATGGAGTCATTATTTGACTCCAGATATATCTCTGAGCTTGATTGGCTCGAAGTGTATTTCTCTTTCAATGCCTAGCATTAATTGAGGATGTTTCACCGATTCCAATTCTGTTACAGAGAAATAACCTAATTCTGGAAAATCACCGTCAACATACCCAAAACACTCATTTGTTTTTGGATCGTATTCTGTTACGTACCACGTCCAACTATTCCAAGGGCAGAAAAATTTGGCGTAAACAGTAGCATTGTCTCCTTTTCCATCTTGAGAATATAAAGGTGGAATTTTTTTCTTAAGTGACTCTGTTAAAAGCTTCATGAATTAGATTTGTAAGTTGATAATTGTATGATAACCTCTTATTGTCAAAATAACAAGTAAAGTGTCAAAACTTAAGCAATTCATTCATGACCACGGAA